CACTGGCCAGCGACCGCGTTTCACCACTTAGGGATCGAACACCATCTATCTGCCGAAAGAATGACTCCGCCAGCGCATCCTGCCGCCGCGCCAGCGCCTCAGCCTGCGCATCGTTCTCGCGATAGCGCTGGTTTAACCCGGTAACGCGCTGGTAAGTCTCATCGACCGATTTGGAAACCCGTTGCAGTTCGCTCTGAAGCCCGGCAGCGGCATCCGCCTGTCGCTTCTGCATATCGGACACGGCGCCTGCGCTGGCGGCGCTGGTAGTTTTCAGCGCACTGATTTGTGCCTCTGCCGCGCTACGCATGCGCGTCTGCACTTTGTCCGATTCATCCGCCATACCAGACAGTTGCCCCTTAATCCTGGCGATCTGTTCGGTAAATGTGGCGCTGTCGACATCCAGGTTAATGACAAGGTCGCTAATCTGCTGGGCCATATCTGGTGCCTCCTGTTATTCCCTCTGCGGCCAGCATCATGGCGTCATCGTCCTGCACATTATCCGCTGCAACCTCAGCAGACGGGGACAGCAAGCTGAAATGTGCAGGGGTGAGATCCGGATCCCGGTATAAGAAGGTTGAAATGGTGTAAAGCAGCCCGGAGAAATGGGCATCGAGCTGCGCGTCCTGAAAATAACGCTCCCGGTAAAAATGATGCCAGTCGCCCAGCTCGGAGGACGTCATGCCAGCAAGCATGACGCGCCAGTCGGGTCGCCCGAACTCGCGCGCCAGCTTCAGGACAAAATCAAGCTCACTGGCTAGGGCTTTTCCGCAGTAACAGGTTCATCACCCGGTTCATCGCCCAGCGCAGTGGCATCAATGGGTTGATCTTCTTCGGCAACGGGCGCCAGCATGCCGGAGAGTAGCTTGATCTGCATTTCCGCTTTGCCAATCGCTTCCGCCGGCCAGGTACTCATCACCTGCTGGTGGAGTTCCTCTTCAGATGGCCCCTTCGGATCGTTATGCCAGAGCGAGAGCGCAATCAGGCGCGCGCCTGCGCGAATACTCATGCTGACCAGCCCGGCGGACATTGTCTGGTCATCCACGTCATCAGAAATGGTGGATAAGGCTTTTTCTTCTGCGGCCAGATATTCGAGATAAGTGATGCGCTGCAGTGCCGACAATTCGGTGATCGTCACCGTAGCGCCGTTATGGGTAAATTCGTCTTTCTTCAAAAACATGCTCATGCCTTTATCCTCAGGACGCCGTCACGGTAGTTTTGCAGGTCGCCACAAAATTACCGTCATTACTCATGACAATAATGTCGGCCGCGCCAGCCGCCACGCCGGTAACAATCAGAGATTTGCCACTCACGGCCACGGTCGCCTTCGCGCTATCCGAGGTCGCCGCACGGAAAGACTGTTCCGACGCGCTGGCAGGCAGGAAAGTGACGTTTAGCGTTGTGGTTGCGCCGACGGCCACGCTGGCCGTTGCCTTGTCGAGTTTGATGCCGGTCACTGCGATCGGCGGGTTGCCGCTTTCTTCCGCCAGTTCCGGTTTCCCGGTATTGGTGATTTTGGCGGTACGGGTGATCACTTCCTTCGCGGGGATGGCTTTACCCAGGCTACTGCACCAGCCTTTGAACACATCCACAGTGCCATTCGGATACTTAATTTTGTACGCCCGTACAGAGCCATCGACGAACCAGGCCACCAGCGATTTTTGACCCTCTTCTCCCGGTTTCCAGGCCAGCGTTAATGATGTATCACCTGCCGATTTTGCCCCCTGCGCGGTCGCGGTCCAGTCTGCATCTTCATCATCAAGATAGGTATCATCGTAGGACTCCGCCGTCATTTCACCCGGCGTCAGCTCCTTAATTTTTGCCAGGCGTTGCCAGTCAGCATCGGACAAAGGGTTTGCATAAGCATCCCCGGTCCCCGTGTACAACCAGAGTGTTGTTCCCGCCCCTTTTACCGGAGCAAGTGGATTAGGTGTTGGCATAAATCCTCACATGTCATAAGTAATTGAATATTTCATATCTGCGGAGCTCCAGAGCCCGAGGCTGTCATCCCTCTGGTATTCGTAACCCTGCTGTACCATCACGGTAATCAGTCCACTCAGCGCGGAGATACCTGAGATTGCCGGGTAAACCCGGGTTTCCATCCACTCATCAAGTTCGGAGTCAGGTACCTGGGCAGGAAGGAAAACTTCGATATGCAGAGTGGCCTGCCAGGTATCAGCATCCAGCTCCTCCCCGGTGTATTCGGCATCGGTCAGATAAACCGCCACAGCAGGAAAATCTTCTTCCTCAATGACAGCCGGACGACCATCAAAAAAAATGGCACTATTCCCTATCACGCTTTCCAGACCATCGATCACGGCCTGGCGTATTTCGGTATGTTTCATCGTTTCAGGTGTAACCTCAGTTGTTGCTTGAGCGCAGCGGCCAGTTGCTTTGGCATCTCCACATCAAGCATGCGTTTCTTCTCCGCTTCGAAAGCAGTTGTAAGCGGTGCAGCCAGTGGGATTTTCACAACATCGATGGGGTAGCGATTTTTACCTTCAATACGCTTCATGACATGCCAGCGACCGTTGGCTAATTGCTGAATGAAAGCGTCCCTGAAAAGATATTTCCCGATCTTCAGGACACTCCTTCTCCGTAGAAGCGCCCCTTTCTTTCTGGTTAAGCGGACCTGGGCAGCGCCCAGTTTGATCGCCGGCAAGTTACCCCGGTTGACCTTTATCCTGGCGTTCATTCGGCCATTTGAAGATGCTTTGCTGACCCTTACCCTCTGTTTAACCAGTTTGACCGGGAGGCCTTTAACGCGGTTATCCCCTGCGATGGTTTCCTTAGCCACTTTTCGGGTCGCTGCGGTAACGGCAGTTCTGGCGACGCGGTTGATTGCCCAGGCGCTGGCCTTAGGCACCATATTGCGATCAAGGCTGTTCAGGTTCGCAATGACTTGCTCCAGCCCCTTAATACCCATAAAACCTCCTATCGGCGGCGGTTTCCGGCGGGGGGGTGTCCGGTGCCCAGCCAGAGATGACAGGATCCGCAATCGTCCGGGCCAATCCGGTCAATCCAGTAAGAAACTCCGTTAATAGTGAGGGAATCCAGCCGCTGTAACTCGCTGGCATCAGTCGATTTCACAAAAAATGAAGGACTTGTGCCCTCTACTCTCACGCCGGGAACCGCATAACCAATATTTTCTGGATCATCAAAGACACCAGAAATACTCAACCCGGAGAGCCCGCCAGAGGTGATAAACGCCACCGTTCCCATGGTTGAGCGGATCGTTTCATCAGCCCGCGATATAGCAGCGTCGAAAACATTATCGAAATCGGTCATATCCGCTCCGCTATAGTTCGACAGCCAGTCCCCGTGCAATCAGCTCTTCTGCATCCCCGGCGCTGACACGAACGGTGGTTCCCGGCAAAACAAGACTCACCTGTTCATTCTTTACCGCGTGCAGCGCTTCGAGGTGTAACGTCGTGAGCGTTTTAACCGCGACCAGGTCATCTGATGCAGACTTTGTTTCCTGGGGCACCGGCGTTAATGCGTTACCCTGCGCATCGCTATCCTTCTCCTCACTGCCGGATGCCGTAGTTCCGGTACCCGTTTCATTGCTATCGTCACCATCGTCGGCATCATCCCCAAGCTCTTCTTCCAGCTCAGCAATACGTAGCGCCAGCTCTTCTTTCGATCCGGCCAGACTGACCTCACGGTTCAGCATGCTGCCCAGCTCTTTCAGGCGGGCAATTAACTCTTCTTTGGTCATCACTGTTTCCCCTTTATAAGAAAGGCCCCGAAGGGCCGTGGTCCTGGTTGTTAGGCCAGTTTTACGGAGACGAACTCATCCGGATCAGCCAGCAACATCAGCGGTGCTGACTGAATCATGGTGAATTCGCGAGCAGGGTCTCCCGACTGAACCCAGTTTTTTGGGTAGCGGGTTGAAGCGTTAATACCTTCTCGCTGGGCGTCTGCATCAAGGATGCAACCATAGGTGCGCAGACCACGGGCCTGGGTGTTACCCAGTACCATTGACAGGTCCGGCAGTGCATTTTTTTTGACGTCATTTTCAACGAGCTGACCGGCATAAACCACAATGGCGACATCACCGTACATGCCCTTATAAGAAACGGCTTTACCCAGGTCTTTCAGGGCAGTTTCCAGTTCAGAATTCGAGCCGCGGCGAGTATCCAGCTTCTCCTTAACGGCATCGAAAGAACGGAACAGTGCCCAGCCCTTCGGATCGAACACGATAATGTTGATCGTACCGCTGGCATTTAGCGCATAGGCTTCAATGTCATCGGTCGGATCATAGGTTTTTTTATCACGGCCAGACCATGCTGCCGCCCCCGCCTGGATAATGTTATTGCCGGCACTGCGCCCCATATCCACTTCAACTGGCTCAAATGCTTCCCCACTCATGGTGTATTTCCCATAGAGCACAGCTTCGATTGCTTGCTTCTCTTCGACCTGGGCAATCGCCAGCTCCTCATCTTTCATATTCTGAAGAATGATGCGGCGACGGCGATAAGCAGGATCTGCCAGATTCTGTGGATCTTCATCAGGCAGGCGGCGGAGAGTCATTTGTGGGTTAACTTCGTGTTTCGGCTTCACATAGCCAGGCGTAAATTCTGACGTGCTGCCGCCTCGAGAGCGAATCACTTTCCCGGAGACAATCGGCGACACATACAGCGCCATGTTGACCAGGCCTGGAATTTGCGACAGGTAGACCTTCTCAGTCGTGAAGGGATAACTTTCACGGAAGAAGATGCGCAGGAAAAGCGGATCGAATTTGAATTTCTTCTCATTGACCGCCAGCAGTTGGGCTGTTGTATAAACTGACATAGATTTTTCCCGTAAAAAAAGCCGCAAATGCGGCTTTTATGAATAATGAAAGTGGTAAAGGAGTCGGTTAAACGATGCTGATAGCAGTACCAGCAAACGCATTACGTTTAATGCTGTCGTCGGTGACTGCATCCGGCCAGTGAATATCTTCAACACGGAAGGAGCCGGATTTATAAAAGGTAAGTTCGGTGCTGTTCTGGTCGGCGGCTACCGCCAGGATGCCGCATGCCGCGCCGGCATGCTCGCCGTCCCAGGCAACCAGTTTTCCCGCCGTCGCCTCCAGCATTAACGGAGTCATAGCGGGTGTTTCCGCTGCCAGTGCGCCAGCGCCATAAGCGGTGTGGGCTGGGTCGCTATTACCCAGCGGCTGGTAGTGTGTAAACTCTTCAGTGTTAGCCATATGAGCCTCTTAAACAGGGGTATTCATCAAATCATCGGTTTCACTGGCAGCCGGTGCTCCGGACGCCAGCGTTTCTGGTGCGGTTTCCATCAGGCGGTCCAGCGCGGTTTCGCTTCGGGCCTGTGAACTTTGCGGCGCCGCCGCCAGAATGCGTTGTGCATGCTCAACCGTCATTCCCGGCGTTTCGGCCAGCGCACGGGCCTGTTCCTCCCGACCGCTTGCAGCCTCACAGTTCAGGATCCCCATAATTCGGGCATTCTCAGCAGAGACCGCCGCGGCAACCTGAGCATTTACATCCGGTGTGGGTGCAGCAGCTGCTGGCGCTGCCGGAGCAGTTACAATTGCTCCATTGGCTTCCGGTGCGGCATTGGCGTCTGGTTGGGTTGCAGCTGCATTCGTCGTCGTTGTCTTCATCGTTCCTCCGATATGGATGGTCTTTTTGGTATCCAGCGCGCTGCGCATTACGCCGATCGCATCTGTACTGTTAACAAGTTCGTCCGCCAGCCCATGATCAATGGACTCCTGCCCGGAGAAGACCGCAGCCTCAGTATCGAGTACCGCCCTCACCGACATTCCCGTATAACCTGCCACTTTTTCAGCAAACATCTGCCGGGTGGCATCGATACGGGACTGAAAAGCTTCACGAACATCTTTTGGCAATTTTTCGTAAGGGTTGCCATCAACCTTGTGGTCGCCGCTGTAAATCAACGTGACCTCGACCCCCTGAGATTTCAGCACCTGCCCATAATTGCTGTGGGCCATCATCACACCGATGGACCCCGTCCTTGCTGTCTGTGTCACCAGCCGGCGTGATGCCGCACTGGCGATAAGCTGCCCGGCGCTGCAGTTCATATCGTTCGCCAGCGCCCAGACGGGTTTAATATCGCGGGCCCGGGCAATAATGTCGGCGCAGTCAAACGCTCCGGCGACCATCCCACCTGGCGTATCCATATCCAGCAAAACACCGTCAACATCAGGATCGCTGATAGCCTGTTGCAGGCGGGCAATTACACCGTTGTACCCGGTCATGCCGGAATACGGCTGGAGTGAGCGGGTTTTATTGACCAGGGTCCCGGCAACAGGTAATACCGCAATACCATTCATTACCTGATAGCTACGAGCCGGGCGCGGCCCGGCCTCCTCGTTACCGAATAGCATCAGTGGTTCCGCCATTTGCTCGGTGCCCAGGGTGGTACCCGATACGGTATCAGTCAGGCGGGTAATGCCCAGTTGGCCTGCCAGCGCGCAAAAGAAAACCCGCGCATAGGCGGGTTCAAGGAGCAGCGGTTCGTTAAATGCCAGGCTGGCAATATGTGGAAGGTTACGCAGCTCGGGCGTCATCTTGTTCCTCCTTACCGGAATTCTCCAGACCAGACTGGAACGCCGCAGTTGCCCACGAAGGCGGTCTTAACCCTGCCTGTCGCCGTTCCATCGTTTCACGCACCTGCTGGGCAAAGATTTCCTGATAATCATCGCCGCGCTTCGCGCATTCTTTTTCATAGGTACTGAGGCCTGCTTCAATCAGCATAACCGCCTCCTGCACCTCCTTAAGGCCGTCAATCGCCATCCTGCCGGAGCCGATCCAGTCGCAGTTCGCCCAGCTTGTCCTGGCCTCCTGGAAACTGTAACGGGCGCGGGATGGCAGGCTGACGACACGACGGACGATCGCCTCTTCCAGCCAGCACAAAAACATCATGCTCGCCTGCCGGGCAGCGATAAATTTGCGCCGGCCCATGAAATAGGCCCAGGACTCATTGGCGCTAGCGCGTGCGGTGGAGTAACTCATCTGTGAGTAGTTGCGGGACAACTGCTCGTAAGAAACGCCAAGCCCCGCGGCGATGTAACGTAAGAGCGATTGCTCGAATACGGAATACCCATTATCGGTATTCTGAGCAGACTGCAGATTCAGTGAATCCCCGGGCATCAGGTGTGGCACCTTCGCCCCTCCAAGTCTGACCGGGGCGGCCGCATAATACGTTGCGATTTCCCCAAGCCATCCGGTCAGCTTTTTCGTCTGCTCCGGATTGTCCGCACCGAGGATGAAATCCATCGCTGTCTGGGTATCCATTTCACTTTCAATCGTGGCGGCATACATCGCCTTAACGATGGCGCTTTGCAGTTGGGTGTTTTGCAGCGTATCGAGCATTTTCATCTGCTCCATAACGCTATAAAACTGATTCGCTCCCCTTGTCTGTCCATCTTCCATTGGCTCAAACACATGGATAAAGGCCGTTCGCCCGCCAGGTAGTTCACGCGGAATATAATTCCACTTCTGAGCCATCCACCCGGGATAGTTATCCTCGCTGACGTAGTAACCCTGGGCGGCACCAGCATCATTAATCCTTACCCCTGCCCGGCAATTTCGGGTATCGCCCTGATTGCCTGGATTACCGATCCGCTTAGGACTGACCATCTTAAACTGTGTTCGAAATAGCCTGTTCGCGCTGGTATCCCAGGTCGCCTGAGTAAATAACTCTCCGTTAAAAGTGTGCATGGCCACCCCTTCACGGATCATCATGGTGAACGTGCGTTTACGTTCGGCATCAATAAAACAGTGGTCGTCCTCCGCGTATTCTTTCCAGGCATCCTCGCACTCACGGGCAAACGCACGCGCATCCTCTTCGCTGATCCCAAGATAGCGCCAGGCAGGCCGGTGGCTAAGACGGAAAAATGAACCAACAATATGATCCTGGTGAAGCTGTACCGCATTCGCCGCGAGGCCGTTATTACGGACAAGATCGTCGGCGCGGGCGTTTCCACGCTGGAAGTTCGGCAGTAGTGCGGCATCACCACTTTCACTGGGTGGATTCCACGCGCGCAGCTGGCCACCAAAGCCACCAGCCCCACCATGGTATCCGGCATATTCCCGGAGCGACGTTTTACCGTCGGGTCCAACAAGTGCTGGTAATTTCATGCGTAAAATCCTGCTGGCCCGCGCCGGCGACTGGTGATGCCAATCTGAACTTCAAGTTCGGCAATATATTTTTTCAAATCAGCAACTGACGTGGCAGTAAACTCAACGCGGCGGCCATCTTTCTGTACCGTCGCAACGCGTTTCCCTGTCATCAGGTCATGAAGTGCGGCGCGGGCACTGTCCAGTTCAGACTGTGTTGCCATTATTCATCTCCGGCTAATGCCCGGGCATAATCCGCCAGGGTCTTTTTCGGTTTAGAGGTAAGTTCGTCCTCCTGCATGCTTATCAGAAGAGACTCAAGATTCAGCTGCCAACGGGAAACACTTATCCGCAGGGCTGCCAGCGCGTAGACAAAACAGTCCAGCGCCTCGTTACGACGTTTCTTACTGTCCCAGAGTATTTTCCGCTCGCCGTTTACCCATTTTTCAACCTGCTCCTCTGCTGTCAGCTGCTGAGCCTCGGTCAGGTCGAAGATTTCCGGGTTGTTAGGAAAATGAACGGCGCCGGCCATTGGCTCATCACCAATCGGAATAAGCGTTAATCGGTTATAAATCTGCTCCTTCGCCGTATCGGTACCCACCTCCGTCAGATACACCCCGTTTTTATTTCGTTTACGGGGCATATTCGCTACAGGTTTACCGTATACAGAAGCACCTTTGATGGGGATTACGCGAAAAAGACCATGCTTTTTCGAACGGACATAAACGATTGTTGGGTCAATCCCCCCGATATCCCAGCAGATGCGGGAAATGCTCATCTCCGCGCCATTTCGGCGTTTATAGGTCTTGTTGATCGCCTCATCGACGCGTTGAAGGGTCTGCTCGTCATCATGACGCCCCATGATTATCTGTCGGTCCACCAGCCAGCTTTCTTCACCAGGTCCCCAACCCCAGACTCGCATTTCATAACGATCAAGCTGTGAGTCAATTCCGGCAGTAAGATAGACAACGCGATCCGGCACTGCGGCAGCAAAGAGTTCCTTTCGCTCTTCGATAAGATCGGCATCAGGCCGTTCACCAATTTTCGCCTCCCAGGTTTCCCCGAGAGTGGTATTGGTGAAAGTTTTGCGTTTGCCTGTATCACCCTTGGTTTTAATCCACTCTTTAACAATCTGTACCCATGTGGTGAACGGGCTGTAAGCCGTCCAGATATGGAAGGTCACACTGTCAGGCGGGTCTATTTCGCCACCCGAGGAAGAGAACCAGTTCAGACCGTCCCCCGTCCAGATGCCGGTTCGCTCACAGATATAGCGCGCATGAGTGAAATCCAGCTCCTGTTGCTTAATGACGCATCCGTTATGCTCGCACAGGTAAAAAACGCTGGCAGGCTCACCGGGAGACCATTTAAAACCAAAAGGCGTTTCCCTATCGCCGAACTTGAGGTATTGCTCTTCCCCGCAATGCGGGCACGCAACATGGAAACGCATAAAATGCTGCGATTCGCTGGCGGCTCGCTCAATCTGGCAGGTACCACGAATTTTTGGGGTAGAGCCGCGGATCGATTTGGGCCATACAGAGCCCTCAATTCGCTTATCACCCAGAAACGTTGGCGAACCTTCTTTCTCGATGTCCTCATCGAATGCCGCCAGTTCATCATAACCGGCAACATCGACCGATTTCTCACGGTAGTTCTTGGCAGCCTTACCGCCGAGACACCAGAAGCCACGTCCGTTAGAGAATCGTTTCATGCTGAGCGTGTTATTGCGGTGTTTTTTCCCATACCACGGCGCCAGCGCCAGCAATGCTGGAATATCACGGATCGTCGGCTCAACGTGCGACTTCATAAAGTTTTCGGCATCGCCGTCGGTCGGCAGCCAGATGAGGGAATTTCGCTGCTTATGCTCAATAAAATAGGAATAGACGCCCAGCAGCATCTTTGAGTAACCGACACGGGCAGATTTAACAACGTTCACTTCCCGTATGTAGTCATTTCCCATCGCATTCATTATCGCGCGTTGAAAAGGCAGCGTGACCCAGCGCCCTTCCTGGTATGCCGACTCTTTCGGCAGGTAATAATTTTTGTCTGCCCATTCCACTGCCGTTTGCGGCTCCGGGCGATAGAGTGAGCGCAGCCCGGCGCGTGCGGATGACTGCAGCCCCTTAATCTGACTGTTCGATATATTCACTCAGCAACCCCGGTATAATTTCATCCAGCGCAGCTGCCTTGTTCATGGCTTTGATTACGTCCTTTTTAAGGAAATCAATGTGTCGATTCTCCAGCTCAGGAAACCGCCGCTGCACCGACAGGGGGATCCCGTCCAGGATACTGGCTATTTCGCCGGCCACGCGTGAAAGCACGAACGTGCAGAATGCGGTCTCCACCACCTCAGCAGAACTTTTGGCGTTTTTTAGCTCCTGGGCATCAGCCTGCGACCGGGTCAGACGGTAGCGCTCATAATCAATCGTTCCAGGCTGTAGATCTGATTCACCAGCCTTACGGAGCTCTTCCACTTCCTTTCTCAACTTTTCGTTTTCGATATCAGCATCGCGCTCGGCAAACCACTTAATCGCAGCAGCGGAATCGTAAAGCACCTCATTACCTTTGCCGCCGCCGCGTACAACCGGCATCCCCTGATCCTGCCAGTTCTGGATCGTACGAACGCTGACACCAAAAATATCGGAGAGCTGTTTTTTGTTTACCTCCATACGCACTCCTTGAGCGAAAACGGGGTACGGAAACGATATTGAGTGATCCGGGCAGGAAACTAACTCCTGGCTTCCTTTCTTCTCACGTACCAACCAATTAATAAACAATGAGTTACACAGAAGAAGAACGGAAACGCCTTAAACTCAGAAATTTTCATATGTAGCGAGAATCCGCGAGGTCGCCGCCCCGTAACTGCTCGAACTCCCGGAAAGGACCCGCAACGATAACGGTTATCATTACCATTAGAATGGTTATTCATCGAGGCCACTCACAGAATGACCTCTGTGAATGCTCAGCCTGCGGATGCGCCGCCGTCGGCCTGCAGCACATCCTCGGGGATGCGCGCCGGCAGGGGTTCATTCTCGAAGACCTTCAGCCCATTGAAGCCGAGGAACGTTGAGGACTGGCTGATGTGTCCAGCAATGAAGTCGCCAACATCGACCAGTAATCCGGTTACGACCGCCTCAGTGTTCTGGCGCCAGTAGCTCTCCAGAGCAACCAGCAGCGGATCAGAGCCATTGAAGACCATCTGTTCGCCGACGGAATAAGCCTTCTTACCAGCCTTATCAGTGATGCACTGCAGCTTGTTACTCTGCATGGCCACCATGTCGGAATTGTTCACCTGAACGGTCAATGTCGCGACTTTTTCGCCTTCGTCATTCGTGCTGGAAGCATAGAAAAGCGAAAGGGTCAGATCATTACGATTAAACATTACTGGCTCCGGTTACGGTTACGGTTGCGATGACGGGGACGGCGCGCCGGTCGTGGCGCAGTATCACCCGGCGGCAAGAGCTCACCTTCTTTTGCTGGCTGCACTTCTTCTACAGCAGCTGGTGGCTGTTCTGGCTCTACCACTTGTGGTTGCGATGGAGCTGCGGGTGTGAATGGTGCGCCACCAGCTTCAATCTCAATCTTGAGATGCGGGAAAATCTTAGCCGTATGATCGAAATGGATAGATGACACTGGCAGATGCGTGTAAGACACGCCGTTATACTCCAGCGCCACCAGCACGTTATTAACGTATTCAATCTTGATATTTTGCATCGTGTACCTTCACGAATAGAAAAGCCCCGCAGATGCGAGGCTACTGGTTAAATATCAGGGTGTTACTGTGAAACCTCAGAGTGTAAGGTTACGACTCAGCCCGTCTGTGGTGGGACACAGATGAACATTTGACAACAGAGATATGGCTGTTCAACTCTGAAAGGAATGAATATGTCTGAGCAAGAACCAGCAGCAGTAATTGATCAATTAAAAATTGGGACTGATAATAGCGACCTTAATTCTCTTGGCGCTGAAGTAACAGCTATGAAGATTGCAATAGGTCTCATTTTTCAAAAAATGCCAAATACGCATAGAGACGCATTTTTGCTTGAACTCCGTCAGTTGGACAATCCTTGGTTGAATGGATTAGCCAACCAATTGGAGCAATTTAAGGTTTAATACCTAATAAAATCTTAAATTCATATGCCACAAATTTAATTTCTTGGGCGGGGTTAGTTTTGACCGCCTTTTTGATTTCGATTAGTTCTTTTTCAATCCTACCCACTCTTTTTTTTAACGACATTTTGAACTCCTGTTACATATAGTTTTCACCTACTCGTTGAACCTTCTCTAAGTAAAAAATAGTTTCTTTCCTAACTTGAGATTTTTACCTAGTTGATTATCCCTAAGTAGGGATATGTGACTGTTTATCCCTTAGCCGGGATAGACGTTCGCACCGATTCGTAAATTCGCTCACAGGTCATTCCTGCGGTATAGCGTTCGTCAGCGATTGCAGCATACCGTCGAGCTTCTTCTGCAAGGTCTCCAAGCATGTCGGCGAGCATTCCGGCGGTGGCGCCGGTTGTTTTGCTTCTGACGGTAGCGGCGAGACTTGCGGTGTGCTTTGCGGCGTCCAGGCGCGTGGCAAGGTGTTTTGCCTGTTGGCGCAGCTGGTTAACAGTGCCAGAGAGATTAGCGGCAGCAGCGCGCGCTGCAGCGGTTTGAGCTTGAGCATCTTGTACGGCCTCATCGCGGGCGATCAAGCGCCCCTGTTCAATCATCCGGGCGGCTGTTTGCGCGTTAACTTCCTGAGCCGATTCGGCGCTATCACGTTCTGCCCACCGCTTTTCCCATGCCCGATCGCTCCAGGCTAAACCAGCAACAAAGGCACCAGCAATAATCACCGCGGCGATAGCTGGCTTTAAGTAAGTTGCATTCACTGGTCAATCCCCCAGCACGTCAGCGCACTTTCCTGATCCCGGCGAGTTACCTGCCCGTAGCAGTTATTAGAGCGTATGCGGCAATCCTTCCCACCGTCCTTAATCCACCAGCGAATCGCTTCACATGCGCCTTTACGGTCGCCGGCGTTGATGCGCTGGTAGAACGTAGACGGGAAGCATTTACCGGGGCCGATGTTGTACGGACAGAATGAAGCAATGCCGACTTTCTGCGGAGGCGTCAACGGTACGCGGATATTCCGATCAACCCACGCCAGTGCCTTATCACGTTCGATATCATTCACCTCGTCGCATTTGGCCTGGGTCAACTTCATTCCCTGCGTGACGGGTTTACCATCAATTCGCGTGGCGCCTCTGCAAATAGTCCAGATCCCCTGGCTACCATCGCGATAAGCGGTAAGGCTGTTACCTTCTTTCTCATCCAGGAACTGATCCATCAAGGTTGGGGCGGATGCACCAGCAGCTATTAATCCCAGCATGGCTGCGCTGAGTTTCGTTTTCAGGGATGCCATTTTATTTATCCTGCGGCGGTTGCGTCACATACCCCCGCCTGAGCGCATCCTCATAGGCTTTGGTTTGCCGACGTTTGAAATAAAGGTTCGTGAAATAAGTGGCGACGCCGATCACTACACCACTGACAAGCGCAATGAAGTTCCAGTCAAGACCATGGAACCAGTCATAAACACGCGCCAGGCCAGTACAAATCAGGCCGCCTGACGTGCAGTACGTAGCCGCTGAAAAGATTTTGTCAGGCATGATTTTGTTCATCCGTCACCTCCTGCTGAGGTGTTAACCGTGAGATTAAAAAAGGTGGGTACTATAACCACTAAACTATTGCATGCTTCGGTAATGGTGGGTATAATACCCACATGTTAACGAAACGGAGGATTGATGAGCAGTGCAGAGTTAATCAAAAAACTGATAGCTGATGGTTGGGTTAAGCAAAGACAGACAGGAAGCCATGTAACGCTAACAAAACCGGGAATAGAGAAAATAATCACCATTCCCCACCCCAGAAAGGATTCTTCAAAGGGGATTGTTAGACAGGCTCAACAGATATCAGGACTTAAATTGATGTAAAAGGGAGCGGCGAAAGCCGCCCCTCTCTGCAAGGGTTATCAATACGCAATTAGTGAGGTACCTATGATTTATCCGCTTTTTATTTTCAAAGCCGATGACGGCACTTTTGATGGCTACTTTCCTGACATCGAAGGTTGCATGTTTGCCGGGAACAACCTCGAAAGCGCATTGAGGGACGCGGAGTCAGCTTTCGGTCAGCATATGGAAGTTTTGACTGAACAAGGCGGTCATGTGCCTGCGCCAAGTGATCCAGCCGATTATCTGGGTGATGAACGTCTCACCATGGATAACGGCTTCTTGGCGCTTGTCGAGATTGACCCATCAAAATACGAAACAAAAGCCGTCAAATTTAATCTCACCATGCCTGGTAATCTATTGACTGCAATCGACAGTTACATAGAAAAAAATGGACGGTACAAAAACCGCTCCGCTTTTCTATCTGAGATTGCAAGAAAAGAGATAGCCAGAAGCTAAATTACACAAGGCACCTTCGGGTGCCTTTTCTCATTTCAGCCAGCCATTTTGCGGATCTCGTCAACAGTTTGCTCGAACCGTTCGCCTTCCAGCTCAACACCTATGGCATGCCGGCCAGACTTAATTGCTTCCTTGATAGTTGACCCGGATCCCATAAAGAAATCAGCAATGAGATCACCAGGCTTACTACTGGCATTGATGATCTGCTGGAGCATATCTGCGGGTTTTTCGCATGGATGCTTACCGGGATAGAACTGAACCGGAAATATTCAGAATTGCTGGAGGAATACAAATCCCTCCGGCGTCAATTCGCCGTTACGGCGCTTGTTCCCTATACGGACGTTTGGACGCATAAGCCGGTTCAGTTCTATCCCGGTAAGCATCCATGCGAAAAACCCGCAGATATGCTCCAGCAGATCATCAATGCCAGTAG